CGTGTTGTAGTCTTCGAACTCCTTCGACTTCGTGTAGTCTTGCAGCATAGAGCGAACATCAGCTTCCTGCATCTCAGGGAACTGCTGTTTCCACTCTTTCACCTTGTTGAGCAGATGCTCTTCTGTCTTCTTCTCTGCGTTGTCGACACGCATGTTGGATGCGAACTCTTTAGCGAAGGTAACATCCTTGCTAGGGTTCGCAGCACTCTCAACAGCAGCACCAGCAGCAGCTAATGCAGTCGATGGCAGAGCTAGAAGATCAGTCGGCGTGGTGATGAAGCCAGTTGCAAGATCGCGTGCAGCATTAGCAAGAGAAGGCAGTGTGCGCTGCGGCTTCTCTTGCGGTTCCTGCTTGCGATTGTTGAACTCAAACTCTAGTTCGAGATCATTCTGGCTATCAGCCATTGCTCACTCGCTTGTATGCGATGCTGCCGTCTGACTTGCGATACTTGATGATATCGCCTCGCTGCTCGATGATCGTTCCATCGACTTGTGGCTTGGCGGCGGCAGTCTGTGGCTTGTTGGGATCGGGCATTGTTCCCGCACCGGACTTGTTAGCACTAGGTGCAGGCGCTGATTGCTGTTGGCTGCTTTGCTGGGGAGGCTGAGCAACTCCCGAATTAGGAGTTGCTGTGGATGCGTCGGCGGTTTGCGTGTTGGCATCTGTCGGCCGGACCCCATACAATGTGAAGGCTTGGGTAGCATACTTGCGCCGTCTGTCGTTGTTCGCATACGCAGCACTCGGGCGCTCATACTCTCGCGAGAAGATCTCAGCAGCAACAGCAGGATCTTTCGTCGCCATCATCTTCTGCAGCGTCGACTTGTATGGCCCCTGCAACTGCGACCACACGAATGCACGCTGCACCTTGGGGTCATTGATGTCGCCACCATTGGCCTGTGCATATGCGCGCAATGCAGGAAGCTCGCCATTCTCATTGAACTGATATTCGCCAGTGCTGGCACCACCGTCACCAATGCGCGTAGCATCGATGCCGCTCTCTTGCACAGCATTGCCAACCATAGCAGCAGCAATGTGCTGTGGAATGCCCATGCCAATGAGATCAGCCATCTTCGAGCGCATCTTCTCGACAAGCTTCTGCGGGGCAGCACCACCCATTAAAAGACTGTCGCGCTCGCGGTTGTAGTCGAGTTGCATGTTCAGCCGACTGTCGAGAGACTGCCGATTGAGTGCATTCTCTGCACTCTGCTGACCGAACTGGTTCTGCTGTAGATTGTTCTGCTGTGCGCGGTTCTTGTCATTCTGGTCCGCCTGCCAAGACTGCGCGAGAAAGACCTTGTACAGATCATTCTCATTCTTCGCGTCCTGTTCAGCCCACTTCCACGGCTCAGCAGCAACGAGAGGCATCGTCGCCATGTTGTTCTCCTTAGACTAGGCGATCTTGATACTTGCTAAAGTACGATGAACCGCCATCATTGCCGAAATTCGCGCTCGCCATATTGCGGAACATACCGCCAAGTGCATTCATGCCGCTGCCGACAGCATTCGACCAACCGTAGTTCGGCTGCGTGTAATCCATCGTGCCGCCCTTGGCACCGAATGCTGTATCCAGTGCATTGCCTGTCTTAAGCATGTTCTGCGATCCCTGCGCAAGCATGCCCTGCGAATTCTTGTCAACGTTCATCGGCTGATAGCTGACATCAGGAGCGACGCTGGCACGAGTAGCGAACATATTGTATAGATTGGCGAGAGAAGAACGCTTGTTCTCGAATGCAGCATCTCCACTGCCACGAGCCTTGAGCTTTGCTTCCATCGCAGCATTGCCGAATGCTTCTGCACGATCTTTGTTCAAGCCGTGCAAGATGCGGTCGATGTTCGACGTGCCAGTGCGTGCAGCAGCCGTTACAGCAGCAGCCTGCGATTTGTCGAATGCTTCATTCATGCCACGCGTAGCAGAACCATACAGCAGATTTTCAAGCTCGCTATCTGGTGCACGACGCAGATCCTTGAGATCGCGACGCATACCATCTGCGGTAGCTTCGTCCTCAAAGCTGCGCTGCTCGTTGCGTTCCATAGCACGACGACGCATCGGCAAGTCTTTGGTGAGTGCATCCATCTGCTCACGACGCTGAGCATCTTGAATGCCTTGCGCGCTGTCAGATAGATCGCTGACCCAGCCCTGCCCCGGAACGAAGTGCACACGCGAGCCATCGCTGTCAGTGAAGCCAAGCTTCTGCTCGCGGTCGTTCTTCTGTGCTTGCGCAATACGATCCTGCCGTTCGCGCTCGCGTGCGTAGTAGTTCAGCAGATTGATCTGCCAATTCTTCTCCTGCGCATCATCGGCAGCTCGTGCTCCCATGATGCCAGAGGCGACACTACCAATGCCGCCTAGCAGGCCACCGATGAGTGGGAACATTAGAACATGCCCTCCGTCTGCTTATTGCGCGCCTGATCTGCGAAGACAGCACCAAGAGCGTTCTTGCCGTTGTCTGTGCCCCCAGTGCCGCCAACACTCACGCCGCCGCCAGCAGCAGGTGTGTAATTGGATGCACCGCCAGCAGCAATCGCACTCTGGATGATGCTGTTCGGATCGAAGAACTTCTTGTCACCAACAGCCTGACGCACTGTCGTATCCAGTCGTCCAAGCGCATCAGTGCCAAGGCCCTTGATCTTGTTGACTTCTGCATTCGGGTCGTAGACATCACCGAAGTCGAAGTTGTTGGCACGCGTCTTCGAGTTGTTGTAAGCAGTCTCGACTTCGCTGCGCAGACCACCGATAGCAGTGCGACCTGTATTCTCGAGCTCACCGCGTGCAGCAGTCTTCTTCGTGTCGAGCGCAGACAACGCACGCTCATACGCGCTCTGTCCCATCTGTCCACGATCCATCGCGTTCTTGAGCGAGGTCTGCGCACCAGTATACTGATCGCCGAGGATCGCATCGAGAATGCTGTCATCGATCGTATTCGCGAACGTGGTGTCGAGATAGTCAGCACCAAGTCCATTCGTCAAATCACGCCCATACTTGTTGCGCGTGGTCGTGCGCGCATCGCTCAGCGCATTATCGAACACGCTGTTGCTGAGCAGCGTGCTGTAGTCCTGATTGTTCTTGAGCGAGTTGCGGTTCTGCTGCAAGTTGTTGGTGAACATGTCCCAGATGCCGTACGGATCACCGCCAGCATTCATGCCGAGACTTTCCAGCTTGCGGCGACCGTAGTTCTCGACGCCAGCAGCCGTGTTCGCAACACCGCCCTGCCACTCAGCAAGAGCCTTCGCGTCATCGATGGCCTTCTGTGCAGCAACAGCGTCTGCATTCGCTTTGTCGCGAGCTGCCTGCTGTGAGGCTTCCCACTCGCGAGCTTGCGCTTCCTTCATCGGATCAGGCGGCGCAGGCGGAGCACTACCACCCTTCGTCTGCAACACGCGCTCTTGCTTCTTGCGAGGCTTGCGCTTGTTCTCTACGCGCACATCACCGACGTGCGCGACCACTTCTGGCTTGCTCTTCTTGAGCGCCCACGATGCAATGTGTGCGGGGATCATGCGTCAATCCTCTTGATGTTGAATGTACCTCGCGTGTGGTAGCCCAATCGCTCCATCAGCTTGGTGATCTTCTGCGTCATTCCATCGGCGACGTTGTGCTCGACGCCCATGTAGATTTGCTCACAGTTATGCTTGCGAGCCCATTCCTCAAACTCTTTCACAAGCATGAGAGCTGCATGCGTACCTCTATATTCAGGCAGCACGTACCACATCTCCTGCGTTGCGATGTTGCGATAGCTGTAGAAGTTGCGCTTGATCGTGCCAGCAAGATAGCCTATTGCTTTGTCATCTCCTGAATACACAAGCCAACAATTAACATAGGAACGCTCAGACTGATTACGGCAAGTAAGAGCACTGTCAACAACAGCAGCGCTATCGAACTCGCGACTTCCGCCGAGCTCTTCATGATGCGCAATTGCAAGTTCTCGCACATGCCAAACATGGTCATCTGTTTGCAATTCCTCGACACGCATCAGAGCCGATCTCCTTTAGGGAGCGCACACTCTACCTTGCCGTCAATACGATCTAAGATCGTTTCGATGCGCGCAAGCTTTGCAGTGACTTCAAGTCGCTGCGAATTCATCAGATCTCGCATCGTGTTGATCTGCGTCTGCAAAGTCTCGTCTTTCGCTTCGAGCTTTTGAATAGCGGTGCTCTGTGCACGAACATCGCTATTTAGTTGAGAGTAGCCGTAGACAAAGCCGGCAACAATTAGAAGCCACGACACCATATTCCCCAGCGTTACATCTCGCTTGAACCACTGAGCGATTGCATCAGACATCGCAGCCTCCTTATGCATCCGTCACTGATCGCGATTCTTGTTCCAGTAGATGGTCCACGAAAGCGCAGCACCAGCAACGACAGCACCGCCGATCATATCGACCTGATCGGCGTTGATGTATCCACGCGAGGCCAACCATCCAGCAGCAGCATATCCGATGATGCGCACATACTGCTGTACATTATCCCAAGCCATCACTTCGTCCTTAGTTGAACAAGAGCAGCACTCAGAGCATTGAGCGCAGTCGGATAATCAACGATGCCGCCGCTATTGCAGAACGTGCTGATAGCAGCCTGTGCAGCATTGATCTTGTCAGCAGGCACCTTCGAGCTGATCTGTGCAACTGTCAGCGCAAGATTAAGTTCCGCGCATCGAGCAGCAAGCACCTGCGGATCAGACAGCGGACCAGTTGGAACAGACACACAGCCAGCAAGACTGAGCACCACAGGAACAGCATACAACGCTTTCATGTTACACCTTCTTGATGTAGTCGCGCCACGGATGAAGTTCAAAGTGTGGCTTGTCCCAGCCATCTTTCGTCTTGGGGTTGAAGTCCCAATCGCCGCCCCAACGCAGAGATACGCCGAGCTTCTTCGCAACAGCCATCACATGCGCACCCATCTTCTCAAACTCAGCCGTATCATTCCAATCAAGAGGATGCGGCACAATGTCGACAGCCACCGATGGCTTGTAGTTATGTGCGCTTTGTCCGAAGTGGGCTTTCGTAGTCTTGCGTCGGAATGCATCTTCCTGTGCCTCACGATCACGAAAGCTCTCGATGATTGAGAAGTCGTATGTCTTGATTGCTTCGTTCAGCACCTTCTGCAAGAGAGGATGCAGCTGTGCAAGATGCGCTTTGCTTTTTGTGCCGAATGATGGCATCACTCGTCCTCCGGCATCTGAACGTTGGGATCGTACTCAAGTTCATGATCTAGCTCAGCAAGAGCTTCCTGACACTCAGTCCACAAAGGCTCATCACCTTCAATGAGATGATATGGATTGCCTTTGTGGTTGATCGTGTACGAACCATCGTGTCTCTTATACATGATGTCCATTACGCAATCCTCCACGCCCAACCGGTCCAGATGGTGCCGACAACGCCAGCAACAGGCGTAGTGCCGCCAGCCGCAACGCCGGCATTCGTGCCATTCGAGATATTCGTTCCACTCGCTGCATAACCAAACACAGCATATGCCCATGTACCACCAGCGGGCAAAACAACGCCGTTACCAGCAGGAGCATTAATCACAATGAATTGGCCTTCGCCGGCAGATGCTGTAGGAAGCGCAGGTGCGCCAATATTGCTACGAGCTTGTGCTTGCCGAGCACTGCTCTCTGACTGCGATACATACTTAACAGCATCCGCAGCCGAAGTAGCAGCCGCAGCCGCACTGTTCGCAGCATTCGTTGCACTCGTTCCAGCAGCAGTAGCACTATTGGAAGCAGAGGTTGCGCTATTTCCCGCATTCGTTGCCTGCGTGCTAGCTGTTGATGCAGAACCAGCAGCGGCTGATGCAGAACCAGAAGCAGCAGAAGCCGAGCCGGCAGCAGCAGAGGCGCTGCTGCTAGCATTCGACGCTTGTGTGCCAGCAGTTGATGCACTGCCTGCCGCAGCAGAAGCAGAGCCAGAAGCGCTCGTCGCACTAGATGCAGCCGCAGATGCAGAGCTAGCTGCATTCGTTGCACTTGTTGACGCAGCAGACGCAGAGCCCGAAGCCGCCGACGCAGAAGCCGCAGCCGCTGAAGCCGCATCAAATGCTGGCTGCAAGTCGAGCACTAGCGTCCATCGGCCAGCGGCGAGATCAGTTGAGAATGTGCCGGATGTGTGGGCAGCGATGCAATAGTAGTATGCATTCGCATGTCGGACGATGTCTTGCGCGTTGTAGTTGGTAGCTGTCGCCCAAGTGCCCGCCCAGATCGGCACCTGCGTAATCAGCACCCAATACGTCATGTGTGCTGCGCGATCATCTGCAAACGATCCGGACACAGCAGACGTATGAGCTACAGCACAACGATATAGGCCGCCGCCATCGGGGTCCGCAACGCGATCACCCACGACATAAGGCGTGCCATTCGTCCAGATGCCACGCGAGCCGGGGATCGAGCCGATGGACGCAAGCAATGCATCTGCAAGCGTCCAGTTGTCGTGCTCAAGCCCATGCCAGCCCGGCATGTCGAAACGAATGCGGTTGAAGCCGTAGTTTGATGTTTTGGAGAGGACTGCACCGACCATCACTACCTCAGAAAAACGGGCAATGGAGCCTAGCAGACCCCATTATTCTAGCTGAACGAGCGCGCTTCAAGCCGCCTTGCTGATACATGAAGCTGATTGCGTTGATGCGCACCGACTTCGTGCTTTGCGTTGTAATACGCAGCTTTAGTAGTTTGAAGCGCACAGGCAGCGGCCATAGGAACTGCTCGCGTGTGCGACGTCCTGCACCATATGGCTGATCTCCTGCACCGTAGCCACCGCTGTCTCCTGCCGTGAACTCGATGCTGCGAACAGGCGTCAATTCGCCGAGCTGGCCATTGCGATAGATGTTGTCGACGAACACATCGACCTTGAACCTGCCATTGCCTGTTGCATCGATGTGAATGTGCTGCAACATCTTGAGGTCTTGACGAGCTCCGAAGTCTGCCCATGGCAGTTCCCACACCATCTCGATAGGCTCACCTTCATACGGCAGCCACAAGACAGGATTAGCCTCACGCGCAGCAGCGAACGTGCCACTAGGCGCGCTGGTATGTTCTTCCTGCGATACGAACACCTCAAACGTAGATGCATCTCGCACACGGTCGCCGACAACATATGCCGTGCTGTTTGCCCATGTGCTGTCATAGTCTGCGAAGTTGTCTCCATACACTGGCGCGCTGACAGAGCCATAGCGATACATGTCATCGTCATCGAACAAGAACAGCGTGCCATCAGCAGTAGAGCATCCTGCATTCAAAACAGGCAGCTTGAAGCGCGACCACGAGTTGATCTTCAACGACGGCACATAGTGATACCAATATGCAATCGTCTCGTCGTTCTGTGGCTGAGCCAGCACGCTATCACCACCACCAGACTGCGGAAGCGTTGCAGTGATCGCAGCACCAACGTAATCGATGGCTACGATGTCTTTGTTGATGATGCCAACCACGTTATGCACAGCATTCAACTGCCCACTGCTGAGCTGTCCGAACGCAGTAGCACCGCTCACCTTCACAGTGTCGCCGACTTCGAACTGATGGTTCTCGCAGAACATCAGGATCGTGTTCGTGCCTTCGCTCAAGCTGCTGTATGCAAACGGATTGAGCTGCAAGATGCGGACATCAGTTGGGTCATACTTGGGCAGGAAGAACAGCACGCCCTTATTCTTGGGATCATACACGCCGAACGCATTCTGTCGCATCGTAGCAGTAGTCAGCCGGCCGATGTGCGCAGAGATAAGCGGCTCAATCAACTGCGATACACGATCAGGCACGATCGAGTTATTGATGCTTGCAAGACGCGCAGACGGCACACCATTGTAGTCCAGCATGAACACGTCGTTGCCGATCTCGACTACAGAGCGACGCGCAGACGTGCCAAAGTTCGGCATCGTATCTGTGGGCAGCGGATCATGGATCGTGTCTGTGCCAACAGTCAGATAGTTGCCGAGCTTCAAGAACACAGTCGACGTAGGCATGATGACCATCAAGCTATCCTTGATGATCGCGAACGCTACAACCGTGCTATCAGGGTTTGCGATGATCTTAGAGACATCGACATCGACAGCATCACCGGGATCAGTGCTGCCTGAGAACACAACGGACGTCTTCTTTGCAGACACACGCACAACAGGACGCATGTCTTCAGTTGTCGTCTCAGTGTCATGCACAACGAAGTACTGGAACGCGCTCTTACATGCATCGAATGCAGGAATTTCGACGTTCGATGACGACATGCCGGGGTCGACTTGGTAGTCAACGATGTTCGTTTCTGTGAAATCGATGCGTAGCGACTTGTCGATGCCATTGCTGAGAATAGCTTGACCAGACCAGAAGTCCTTCGCAACCAGCGTAGTGCGTCCCCATGGCGGAGGATGTCCACCGAGACCATACGCAATCGTGTAATCCCAGATGCGCTCGATCACACGCGTCTCACTGATGCGAATGATCTCACCCATCGAAGACACGACGATGACATAGCCGTTGAAATAGAATGCATCGACAACAGTGCCACCTAGTGCATGATTGTCGATCGTATAGTCAGCGCCAGCAATCGCAGGTGAGCCTGACGATGTTGCAAGCGTGCGCACGAAGAACTCAATTGTATTCGCGTCAACATAACGGACAGAGTGCAGACCATTGAGCTCTGACGCAGGAATACCATTCAACGTAGTAAGGCCGCTTAGCGACAGATGCGCATGCGTCGGGTTCGCAAACGGATGCCCTGTCCATGTGATCTGCACGACAGGAGAGCCGATCGTTGCCAATAACTGCGTACCAATCGGCAGCGTACCACTAGTCGTCGTGCCAGTCTTGAGCTTAAGATGCTTCTCCAAGCCAAAGCGAGGCGACACACTGCCGTCTGAGTAGCGGATCGTGTTGTCGAACACAGGCGAGAAGCGGCTCATCAGGTTCTGCTCTGTATCGATGACGTTCAATCCGCCACCGAAGTCGCGGATTGTCGTCTTGCGAAGTGGCGGAGAACGCCTGCGTGCAGGAGCGCGAGCCATTATGCCCACCTATTCAGCGGCAACGTCTGCGACGGCGAAGTAGACATCGGCATGTTGAACTGCGACTTCTGATACTGCTTCACGCGAGCATCGAACATGCCTTTGAACTTGTCTGCTGCACCGGGACTGGTGCCATCATCTTCAAGCATGTCATAGCATGTGCCGAGAATGATGAGCTGCTCGTCCATGTCGATGACATCATCATCGTTTTCGAAGTTGTTCGGCTTCGTACGATACGTCAGATACACAGGACCAGCCGAGTTGAGAGGCAGAAGACGGAACACCTTCGTCTTGTCTTTGTTCGGCTGCACGACTGGCATGTTGATGTCGCCATGTCGCAGGTTGTTCATCGCGACAGGAAGCGGATAGATGCTGAACTTGTTGTGCACCATCAGCAAATCTTCCCAACGCTTCACCTTCGCAGAAAGATCGCCGATGATGCTGCCAGTCACGCCATCAAGAGCGTATTCTTCCTGATACGTCATGAACTGCGGCATCCAGAATTGATCGAACAGCACATCGAACTTGTGCTGGATACCCATCTGGATCGCATCTTCACTGTAAATCTGTGTTGCAGTGCTCGTCTCCATGCGAAGACGTGTAAGCACCTTATCGATCATTTCTCTGAGCGTCGTCATCGCACACCTCTTGATACGAGAAAGCACCGCCTCTCAGCAAGGAGAGAGGCGGTGCCCATCCTACTCGCAACCTCCAGCGATTACGAGTAGAACTGCTTCGCTCCATGCAGACCATTAACGACGTCGACGGCGTACGCGAACTCGTACGTCTTCACGCCATCAGTCGCCTGATTGGGAGTGTAGGTGCCACGCGCATCAGCAGAGGTAGCAGTCTGCGCAGCGGTAGCCGAAGCTCCTGCAAGTAGCGTACCAGCAGTCGGCGACGCACCAGCAGTCAGTTCGTTGAAGAGTACAGTCTTGGTCGAGCGATACGGTAGACCGAGAATGTCTCCCCAGCCAACGTTGATCGTGGTCGCGCCAGTAGCAGCGAACGAAACGTTGGTGATCCACTTGAACGCCTTCTTGCCGGGAACAGGCGTGGTGCCGTTCAGCGTGAACTGCTCAGACATCGGCTGCCCAAGGTAGTCGTAGCCGAACACAGTGACGAGAGAGGTTGCAGCACCCGAAGCAACAACGGTCACGTTGCGGCCATAGCGAGCCAGACCAACCTGAGCGATGTTGCGATACGTTGCAGCAAACGAAGCCTGCGCACCAGCAGTCGCGATGGACTGCGCAGACAGAATGCCAGACGCATTCAGCGCAATGGGAGCGCCGAGGTCTGCACGGCACAGGCCATCGAGACCGACATCCTGTGCATAAGACATTGCGGGGACGTAGTAGTTAACGCCCCGCATCGAGGGAACGGCTTGACGAATTGCCATGATTGCTCCTTACGCGACCTTGGTAGTGCCAGTGCGGATTGCGACCTGCGCATTGTGCACAGTGCCAGCGAACTCGCCTTCAACACCACCGCCTGAAAGCTTGAGCATCGGCACATATCCGCCGAGGCCCATCTTGTGAAGTTTCTCAAGGCTGTCGATTGCGACCTTGTGTCCCTTCATGCAATGCACGAGATAGCCAGAAGGCACCTGCTCATGCACAACTCGCGGCTTGAAGCCGATAAGCTTGCCCTTGCGGCCCTCTCCGTCTTCCTCGTACTGCGCTTCCATCACGGTCTTCTCTCGCATACGCGGCGGGAGCTTCTCAAGACGGAAAGCAGGTCGCGGTGCATTCTCAGGCGTGATCCCCATCACCATCGGAGTTGGGGAGTTTGCCATGAAGTCATCGAGACCGTCGACGTCATCAACTTCCTGCTTTGCCATTGTCGTTGCCTCAGTCGTTCACAACCGCATGCGTGCGGTAGTTCTTCCACGAGCAGAATTGCCCCTGCCAGATGACACGCTCACCGAAGCCGTCGATGTTCCACGGCGCAGTCAGCTTGACGTTCTTCATGTTGTTGTCCTTGAGGATATGCATCCTCATGTAGGTGTCGTTGATGAAGTACGCCTTGTCGACCGGGCAGCTCTCGTCATAGATCACAGGCACGCCCTGATGGGAGATACCAGTGAAGCCGAGATCGACCATGCGCTTGCCAGACTGCTTCTCGCCGAGCTGGATCATCGTCTTGTCGCGAGCAGCCGCACGGTAGATGCGGTACTGATTGCGTCCAGCGATGATGACAGATGGCTTGTCGCTGCCCTGCGTCAGATCGAGCAGCACGTCATCCCACGCCTCTTCGATGACATTGCTGTTCATCGTGTCGAGGAAGTCATAGGACGAAGTGCGCCACTGCGGCTGCGTCGCGAGGTTCTGCCCCGCGTAGGTGCCGATGGTCGGATCATCAGGAATGAGGTTGCCGAGTCCATTCGGATCAGTGCCGACAGCGATGCCGTACAGATACGAAGTGAACTTCTCCTTGAACGAGATTTCCAACGCCTCAAGCTTGCCAGCAAGCAGCTTGGTCGTCGCAGCATCGCCGCTGTTCTCGTCGACTTCCTGATTGGACACGATGACAGTACCGGCGATACGCGACCAGAAGTACTCGACCATCGTGAATTCGTCGGTCTGCTGCACCGGCAGCGCATCGTAGTACTGATACGAACCGACAGTGGGATTGCGACCAACAAGCAGCGGGTTGGTGATGTTGTAGCCCGTGCTTTCCTTCTCCACACGGTTGGATGCAAACATCCACGCCATGAGAGCATTCGACTGCATCGCCGCGATCACAAGCTTTTTGCGCGACCGAGTGAGCGTCGTATTCAGGACTGTGCTAAGAGGTGCCATTGCGGCTCCTTACTGATAGGCCGCACCGTTTGCAACACCACGCATGGCGTCTTCAACGATGCTGCGATACGACGAGTCCGGCGCAGCGTAGCTATTGTCTTTGACAGACACAGGAGGATTAGCTCCACCTGCAGTACGCTGGCCACCGGGGGTTGAAGGAGCATTGCGCTGCTGACGTTCCTGCGGGCGCTGCTGTTGCTGCTGCTGCTGACCGCCGTTCTCAAGCCTCTGTGCGATCTGCTCACGCAAGCTCTGCGTAAAGTCGAGATCGTTGGTTGCAGCAAAGTGGCGCAACTCGTAATAGGCTTTCTGCGGGGTCATACCACGCGACTGCACGAGATGCGCGATAGCTTCTCCGTGCACGTCTGCATACTCATGCTCATCCAGAAACGAGTTCATGTCTCGTTCTGCTGTTTCTCGGATACGCTGTTCGCGCTCATCCGAAGCAATCCGCTCATTCAACGGACGCAGGCGCTGGTCTAGCTGCTGTTCGAGCATTTTGGCATTCATGATGCCTGCTGCTTCGCCACCGAACAGCTGTTCCATAGTATAGCCGTTTCCGAGCACGCGCGCAACAATGTCGCGCACCGTCGAAACGGGATCACTTTCGAGGCGTGCCCGAAACTGCAGAGCTTCCGTAGCTTGCTGCGGCGTTACACCACTCTGCTGCACAGCCTGCGCATACTGAGACAAGCCCTGCAACTGCTTCTGCAGATCCTCGCCAGTCTTCTTGTAATGCTCTGCAGCAGCGCGCATGCGATTGAAGTTGTAGACTTCACGACGCTCCTCTCGCGTCATCGCAATGATGCGACCATCAGGGCCAATGATGTTGCCCTGCGCATCCTTCTGCGGCTTGCCGTTCAATTTCGGCGCGAGGCCGTCCAGAAGGCCGTCTTGGCCATCTTCATTGTTATTCTGCTGCGCACTGCGTTGTACGCCACCTTCGCCGTCATCGCTCGAACCAGCATCGTCATCGGCATTCGTGTTATCTGCGCCCTCTACATCATTCGAGGTCATCGAGCCGAACACGCTGTCGATGGCGCTATCGAGCGAGCCACCATTATCTTCTTCACCTTGACGAGCCATTGTATTATCCTTGCTGGTCGAGCTTGCTGATGATTACCTGTGCAATCTGCTGCATAGGCATTTGGCGTGCAAGCATTACGCCAATCTGCTGTTTGATTTCAGGGGGCAGTCGGTCGATGATCTGCACTGCTTCACCGATTGCCTGTGTGATGACATTTGCAACATCCTGCTGCCCGCCACCACCTTGAGGCGATTGAGCACCATCTTGCTGCGGAGGCTGTCCGCTCTGCGCAGGAGGCTGTCCGCCTTGCTGTCCTTGCTGCTGCTGAGCTTGCATCGCCTGCATGATGCCCTGTTGCAGCATCGTCCAGTCTTCATCTTCCATCACAAGTTCATTACTGAATGCAGACTGCAGCGTCTTGATTGCAATGAGCAGTGCAACCGGCGTCGCTTTCGCAAATTGGCCGATGATTTGCGACATCTGCAACGCCTGCTGCTTCTTTGCAGCACTCGTAGGCTTCAGCGACGATCCACCGACAACACGAGGCGTGAACATGATCGGAATGTCTTTCGGATCAATGTTCTGCCAGCCCTTCGTCGGGCCAATCAGCTTCTCGACTTCTGCCTTGTCCATGAACTGCAAGCACATCTGCGCAATGAGCCACAAGATACTGCCGACGCACTCTTCGATAGCATCCATCTTCTCATCAGCGCGTGTCTGCTGTTGGCTCTCATAACTCTCGATTGCGCGGTTCGTGGTATTCGTCTTATACTCGACACCACGCTGCACACTCGTCACGCCAGACACACGATCGATCGTCTCAAGGATCGCGCGCTTGTCGAACAACTGAATAGCCTGTGCAGATGCAGGCAGCACAGGCTGAATTGCATCACTCAGCTTCATGCCTTCTGGTAGATCGAATGGCACAGTGCGCTTGTTATATGTGCCAGACAAGATCTGCTCAAGCAAATTGAGATCTGTGATGGCGTTCTTGTTCACGCCAACGAGGCTCGTAGCATATGCACGCATACGAGCGAATTCGTTGTTGATGAGGTTCAGTGCATCCTGCTGATCGAGGTAATAGGTGACTTCGCCTTTCGCATGCATCTTCACTGGATCAGTATGGATCTCAAGCGGTACAAGTGGGAAGAACTGATCCAGCTTATACGGATCATCCCACACCCACACAGGAAACTTCCAATCGTTGTCTGCATATAGCTCGCATCGACGAGTAGCCTTGTCCCACACGTAGTATACGCATGTAAGCTGTGCAGCCTTGAACGACGCATCGTCCTTGTAGCCATACTGCTCTTTGCCGCCTTCCTTGCTGAACAGGACGAAGCCATCCTTCTGCAAGTTGTCTCCATCGTCGCTGTTGCCAGTCGTGCTCTTGAGAATGTGCGTAGGCTCATACACACTTTCCCACTCGCCGGTGTCTGGGTTCTTCTGGCCATATAGAGCTTGCAGCAAAGACGTAGGCATCATGTCTTTGACAAGCGCCCACGTACTATCGCTCAGATCAAGCTCAGTGCCTGCAGTGTCGACAAACACTTCCCACGGCTTGCGCAGCTTCACCCACGGACCAGACGGCGCGAGCAGATCAACTTTGCTTTCGAGAGCAAGCAGCGCACCTTCGACTTCGCGGATTTCCTTCTGGCTCTTTGCAGATGCAAGCTGTGCGCTCAGCTTCTGCAAATCCATCAACGCTTGATCGCTGCTTGCTTCGCGCTTCGTGTAGCCGACTTCGAACCATGCACAGTTGCACAGTGTAGTCAGCACAATGCCACGCTTCATCTTGCGCTTGAGATTGATGCCGGGTGAATTCTTCTGCCCAGCGATCTTCTTCATCAGCTTCTCAAGGTCTTCTGCGAGAGGCTTTGTATCTTCACTCTGTGCAGTGAATTCCGCATCAGGGTTCTTCGTATACAACATCGGCACAAGCGCAGACACGTTCGCGAAGACGATATTCTCTGTCTCCTTCGCGTTGAACATGCCACCAGCAGACGCATTCGACGCATCGCCGTTGCCATCGTAGCCGGTGTTATCGCGCGTGTGATCGTTGTGGTAGTAACGGATCGCTTCCTGCCACGCGCGCTTGTTCTTCTCCATCGCGCTGTCTGCTTGATCTCGGCGCGACTTCCACAATGAGCCGCGCTTCTTGCTGACAGGGATCTTGCTTGCAGGATACACGCGATAGATCGGGCCGAGGTCTTCCTGCGGCGCCGCTACAGCAGACTTATCCACGACATCATCAAAAGACGTCAGCGAGTCAACCGGAGCTTGTGTGTCAACTTCAGCCATAGCGTGCCGCCTTTATTGCGTTGCCTGCTTCATGCTCATTCCAACGCATCCACGTAGGAACTTTCTCGCTCTCTGGTACGAAATACTTGCCGATCTCTGGCATCTTCGACAGCATGTACTTCACAGTGTCCATCGCGTGGTCGTTGCGATCCACTGGCACGTCGATGCGTTCGCCGCTCGTATTCGTCTTCCAGAAGTATGAGGTAAACTCGTCGTTCAGCCAAGTCAAGCCAAGATTGTAGAAGAACCGAGGCGCTGGCGTTGTCTTCTGGATCGGATGCATGACACGCTTGTTCTGCGTGAGATACTGCTGCACCTTCGCAATACCGTTCGCTACATCGTTGTTGCCGCGCCGCATCATCAAGCCATGCTCTTGGAACATCGCTTGGATCGTCTTGCCGACAACCTTCGAATTCACAGTCTTGCGTCCGAAGATACTTGGATCAGCATGCAGTGAGTTGAACTCGGTGTGAAATGCGCCCCACGCCTCACGAATAGCTTTGATGTGCGCTGCCTGCTCATCGATGCTGTATTCTGGCTTGTAAAAGCCGTCGACAACTACGACCTGCATGTTCGGCATCACAAACGCAAGCATGTAGCAGCTAGGCACTACCTGCCCGTAGTCGTAGCCTTCGATCCATGTCGGCTCATAACCGTTTGCACGCAGTCCTTCAAGCAACAGCACAATATCGTCTTGCTGTAGACCGTGCAGCGTACTATCGAACTGCGGATATACGAGACCTTCGTACGCGGCCCACTTGCCAAGTAGGAAGCGGTCGCGTTGCTGGCCTTGATATAGGCTCTCAAGCGTCTGGATGAAGTCGCCGCCTTCCGCTTCGTGAATGTGCCGCAACTCGTATGTGCTGCCTTCGATCAGATCAATGAGAAGCTGCGGCTTGCCATCTTTGAGAATAGGTCTGCCGTCGACATCTCGCAGACAGAGCAGATCGTCTGTAATGATGCCAGCAGCCATGAACATCTGCAGTGGGCGAACGAGTTTCGTGTATACCCAATTACCTGTGGGATTGCATGCAAGCATCACCCAACGCGGGCCAGTGCGCGGCATCGTCGGATCATCACCATGATACGGCGTGCTACCGCGCATACGGCCCATGATGTCAAGTAGATCCTTGTGAGTGATCTCCGGGTCTTCTACCTGATCGATCCCCACCCAATCGTATGTCGCCGATAGCAGGTTCGATGTCGTCTGCTCTGCGCTCTTGCCCTGCTGTGCTATGTACCTGAAATAAACTGTACTGCCGTTCTTGAACGTGCAGATGTTGCTCGCATTCTGGCCAGTAGGAAAACTCTTGATGCTGCTTGGTGGCGCCCACTTGATGAACTCCTTGCGCAACGTGTCATTGAGCTTAGGATATGTAGAGCGTGCAAGCAGGCCAGTGCTACCCGGATACTGCTCAACAAGCTGCAATGCCTTGACAACGAGTGAAGTCGTCTTGCCGTTGCCAAAGCCGCCACCGTATATCTGCACCTTCGTGCGCGTATTTAGGAAGCGTTCTTGCAGCGATCCGCGTTTGAGAAGAAACTCAGGCATTATATTTTAGCTGCCCTGCAACGGGTGGTGGGTTCAGACGATTGCCTTGGCGACGCTGGCGAACACGGTGCGGGCAGGCCCAGCCATCAGAGCGCACATGGCTGGCGACGGGTGCGTGCCGTCAGCCGTGCCATTGTCAGCCCACTTCCCGGTCGCGCCGTTGTCGGTGACGGACGTGAAGTCGATATACTCATCGATGCTGTTGCTGTCGGACGCGGCATCCGCCGCAACCGCTGCATTGAAGCCCTGCCGCAGGGCGGTGCCTGCGGGATCGAACATGGTCAAGCCAGTGAAGTTCTGGCTTGCCGCATCTGCCCACGATCCGGCCGTTTTCGGGGTGATAGAGGCCACGGCAACCTTTGCCGCACCCTGTGCCTTGGCGAGGGCTGCGAGCGCTCTTACGTCAGTCAGAAGCTGCGCCTGCGTTCGTCCGCCTGCCAGATCGTTCACGCCAAGGGCGATGACAGCCAGCGTACACTGAGATAGAGCGACACGTCGAAGCGTGTTGACGGAGGCCGCATACTGCGCCCGGTCGCCTGATATCGTCGCTTTGACCGAAGACCCGAGGGGCAACCCATCGCTGCCGACGAGCGCCCTGCTGAACCAGCCATTGCCGAAGTCTGTAGGCTGCGGGGTCTGAGTGTCAGCAGTGCCGTCAGATATACTGTCGCCCATCATGCATATTGCGCGGGTGGCGGCGTTCGTCTTGCCGAGCAGCACGAAGCCGCCAGCGACGCTGAGGCCACTCGCGCCCGTCGGCTGCGTTGGGGCTGATGTCACCCCGATGACCGTGTTGGCCCCGTTCTTGGAGAATTGCGACAATGTCGGCGCGTTGTCGATGTAGGCCGCAGCGATGGCCGCAGCGCTATTGGTGCCGCTCGCATACTGGTATTCGAACTCAAGCTCACGGGTGAGCGATTGGTTGGTGCCGTGCCATGGCAGACCGTCAGTTGACGCGGCGGCCGTGCGCCGGATGACCAGTAGCCATTCTGAGTAGGCGGGGAAAAGCGTGAGGCCAAAAACGCTCGGCAGCAGTGCATCTGACGTTAGCCGTGCCGGGCCTGTGATGGGCGCACTCCCGATGTTCGTCGCCGAGAACAAAAACCGTCGCTGGATGCCGGTGACGAGATCGACAAGGCACGCCTCCACACTCAACAAACCAGTGTTGACCGCCTCTCCACTCGCGCTGGCGAGCAGCCACCAATTGTTGATCTCAAGCTGAAGTTCTGTGCAGGACGCCGGGCCAATCTGCACAAGCTCTCGGGTAACTGAACTGTCCTGAGAGGTCGCGGCACGCGAGCCGGTGGCGTATTTGCTTTTAGTGGTGGCGACGATGGTTTTCGTCACCGGAGTGGTCGAGATCATGTCTGCCTCCGAGATGGGCGGGGAAATGAGATAGGCGGCGCGGTTGAAGAACAGGGAGCTTTCGGGGATGGACCCACCACCCGAGCTAAGGCCGATAGCAAGTGCAGCAGACGCATTGCCTTGCTTAATACCACTCCACTTGCTACCAAGTCGCATGCATCACCCGTTCACAGTAGCGAGCACCCAATCTGCGCTCGTCTTGCCGCTTGCATAGTAGAACACGCCATTTGTCGTATCCTGCACGATCTCTCCACTATACTGCGGCGTGAGTGATCCGATAGGCGATCCTGCATTCTTCCTGTTGGGAGAAGAATACGGAACGTCTGTTGGCGAGTTCGTGCTCTTGTCAGGAACAGTTGCCATCACTTCACCTTCTGCTTTGCGTTGATATTGAAGAACTGCCTCAGCGCATTAACACCAGCACCAGTATCCATACGCTTGCCCGGCTGCTTCATGTCCATCTTGGGATTTGTTACAGAAGTCTTGCGCTTGTCGAAGCCTTTCACAGGCGTCGCACTCACTTTCTGATTACGCATCTGTAGCTCCATTACGATCGATCTGCACAGGCGGGATTGTCTTTGCATCAATCGTCTTGTCTTCGACGTACTTGATAATCAAGCCGCCTTCATGCTTATGCTTATGCTCGACCATCTGTTTGGGAGCATAGCCTGCACGATCCAGCATACCTTCTGCAACGCGTGCCTTCACGTTTGCATCGACATCGCCATCATCGAGAATGTCTTCCAACTCATCGAGAGCGCGAGGAGCAAGAGACGCGATGCGCTGATGAATGTCTTCTTCACCGAGCTTCGACACATTCGACATTAGCATCGACTGCACAGTGTCAAACATCGACAAGCCTTTGATGCTTTCGACTTGCGCTACTGTGAGGCCAGTTGCTGTGGATATGTCATAGTCAGATAGACCAAGTGTGTAGTATAGCCACACCACACCGATAGTGGTAAGAGCGCGAGGCTCAGCAGGCAATTCTGCAATACCAATGCGGATTGCTTTATTGACTCGATCTCTTCCTTGCACATGCGAGGCAGGCTCTTTACGTTGCAAGCGTTCAGTCTTAGCCGCAGAAACAGACGGACCAATTGCTTGGCCCGTCTCAGTGTCGATGATGATGCCGTTAGCGAGTGGTAGCTGCATCACTTCTTCGCTGCGTTGTATCCAGCGGCACGTCTGTCATTGGCACGACGCTGATTGCGCGCATTCTGGTCGAGCTGCTCAGCAATCCAGCGATCTACGCCCATGGTCTGCATACGGATAAGCTGGCCAGCAGAGATCGTCGACGGATCGATGCCAGCAGCCGCAACCTTCTGCATCTCTTTCTGTGCGCCAGAGACTTCTTCGCGATAGTTGGTGTTGTTGCCTGTCGATGGACCGAAGTAGTCATCAACAGGGTGCGTCTCGTTGTACGCACCGATAGCTTCCTGCACATCAGGAGGCAATCCTTCGTCTGCTTGCACACGGCCAGCAGCGGCAGGTGTTCTCATAGCAGGTGTTGCATCTGGCGAGATGTTAGACCGTTGGGCGGCCATTCCGCGAGCGAGGCTTTTAACGCCTGCATCATCTCCTGCTTGTGGCTGCGACGCACTCTCTTCGCGACCACCAAACTCTGCTGGCCTGCGAGGAGGTAGCGGAGCTTGCTGATTAACGGGTTCATCACCGTCGAGGTCGGAGGGACGTCGCGGTGGAAGCGGCGCTTCTTGTGCATCGAGACGATCTCCTTTACCAGAAGATGCACGAGGTTGCTGCAATGATGCGTTCTGCGCTGCTGGCTTATTCACAGATGCAGCAGGAGCCATCAGATCATCAACCCACGATAGGTTCTGACGATCTCCTGTACCATCCTTCGTGCTCTGATCTGCTGCATAAGCAAGACGCTGCATGAACTGCGGATCTTGCAGCTCTTTCTCACTCGGAGCGCGGCCGAGCATTTGCACAGCCGCGCCCATCATTTCACGAGATAGCGCCATCAGAGCATGCCGAGCTTTCCGCCGCCACCGCCACCCTTGTCAGCAGGATACGATGTCGGAGCGAAGATGCCGTCGAACAACGAATTCAGCAGCGTCTGATCTGCAGAAGTAGTCACGCGATTGACAAGCGACTTCTGCGAGATAGTGCGTTTGCCTCCCATGTCGAAGCCAGAGACAGCCTGCACAGCATCGACAAGCGCATACTGCGAAGATGCATTGCTGCCCGGCACGACACCATTGAGCGCAATAGCAATCGCACTCAGCGCACGCATACCACGTCGTTCGAATGCCTGTGCAATGAACCGCTGCGTATCATCGCGCGATCCGGTTAATGCATATGGCTGGTTGAACTGTCCGTCCCAGCCTCCTGCCCACGTCGCCATCTGCATTCTCCTGTTATGTATGTGTATTTTTACCCCACTCATTATATACATATACACACGCACATATACACACGCGCGCAATGTGGGGGGTGGAAGGGAGGGGGTGCACGCACCATAGCGTCTTGTCAAGCACTTGTCAATAAAAAAGTGAATGGGGTCATTGCCCATATACATACACAACTCGCATTATATACATATAGCTACACACATATACATATCCCGGCACGCGCTAGCGGGCCGGGCCGTCGTAGCCATCCTCTCCTTTATTGCATGCATCTGCACAATTTGCAACGCACTGCATCTCATACATACGCATCTCATAGCCACCCCTACGCCCTACGTGCGTGGCTGTAAGTACGACTGCGTTATGTGCAGATGGTCTTGTGACGACGCTGATCTCTCCCACTCGCCCACCCTTCCTGCCCCGCTTTTGGAATTGCCGGGGGATAGGTGGTGGCTGCATGTTGAGCATTAGTATTCGCATAGCATTGCAATAGATGCGGCTGCGTATTCATGTGTAGTGCAGAGTAATGCAATGCATAGTTCTGGCGATGATTGCTTTTGCTCAACTGCTGTTCGTTGTGCAGAACTATGCGTACCGATTGCACGGACATACCAGGTAGCAGGCAAGGGCGCGCTACATACCATGATGCACATGCGCTCGCGTGTTCTCTATCATCGTTGTATGTGGTGGCATGCGTATGTGTATGTGCCTGCTATATGTGATGGTGCGCTAGGTGCTAATGGATCATGGGCGCTAGATATGGTGCACATTATGTGCGGTGCTATCTATATGTAGTGCGTGCGTCGTATACTCATGTATACGGCAAGGCATGTGCATTATGTGAGTTGACAGTGATATGCGCTGCTTTATGATGATGATGATGGCAGGTTGATAGAAGGAGAAATGAAAATGCATGTTGCTTCGATCCATCTTAACGGCAAAGACATGAAAGGTAGCGCGCCCATGCGAAACGTCTTGCTTGCTCGTAACAGCGCCGCCGCATTGCGTAATGATATCCGCTATATCGAAGGGCTTGGCAATGTTGTCGGATGGATCATATTCGATGAAGCCGGACTCGTAGCAGAAAGCCGCAATGAAAGCGTATGCCTATCATGGGATGCGCGTGGATTTGATGACGAGGATATTCATTTCGGCACGCGCTATTGATTGCCTAGCTACCTTGCGCCGTAGCAATGCGGCGCAATAAGGTAGGCAATTCCGCCTGCTAACTAGCCTTCACATAGGGAACTAAGACAATGACCGATACCAATGCTTCTCAGTACACGAAGACCGTCCTCGCCGTTCTTGACGCCAAAGACAAGAGCGAAACCGGCGCGTTCCTGCTTATTTCCAAGCATCGCGCCGACGTGGCCGAATTGTTCAAGCGCGTCGATCATGCGCGTGGCATCAAGGATGCGTCGGTGCGCGGCGTTCTGCTGGATCATTTCTTTGCCGATCCGCAGGCAGCTAAGATTGGCGACAAGTATGCTCAACTTGTTGACCTCAAGAGCGGCGCATCCGCAATGCAGCGCGTTGAAAAGGCGCAGCTTAAGCGCAAGATGAATGCGGCTGTGATGCTGCTGACTCGCCTTGTTGACGTGTATGCGGCTGTTATCAAGCTGGAAGACGCCGGCTTTGATATACAATTCCGTGGCGTCGATCGTTCTGCCGCCATTGTCTGCCGCGTCAAGGGCTTGGATGATGACGAGTTCGCGCCGTTCAGTGTGTCGCAAATTCTGCGCTTGGCCGAGCGTGATATCGCCAACGTTCGGAGCTATGCTCGGTTGCAAGAGATTGCAAAGACCGGCAAGGCAGGCACGCCCAACGCACAGCCTGCCGACAAGGATGCAATCGGTGCCAGCAACATCGGCACGACCGCCGAACGGCTGGAAGAGAGCTTCGCCGGGCTGACATTTGAGAAAGACGGCGGACTTTCTCCGAACGCGCGCAACAAGCTCATGCGTCTTTGGGCACATCTTGACGCGGTGCTCAGTGATGAACAAAAGCAGAAGGCGCGCGCCGAGTTTGAGAACGACGCCGACGCCGACGAAGACGAAGCCAAGGCCGTGGCATGATTGCCGATGCCATCTTCCTGTCAGTCGTCGTTATATGTTGGTGCGCACTAGGCTTCACTGCACCCGCTGAATAACACAAAGCCCCGCTACCAAGCGGGGCTTTTTCATGCCTTGCGTATACTAGCCAGTGGGCTGGCGTCCGCCACCCTCATCCCGCGCAGGAGAAAAATCGTATGACCAAGCCGAACACACAGAGAATGCTGCGCTGGCGTTTCACGTCAGTGATCGGCTCATGCACAATGTTCATGAAAGGATTGGGGGGCTTGCAGCACAATCCGCATACAACGTCTGAGATACTTCAACAAGCAGAACGCGCTTTGGCCGAAGTACATAAATTGCAGGTGATGGTCAAGGACGTATTCAAGAAGTAGCACACTTGCATCACATTTCATCTGTGCTACACTCTAATAATCGAGATGACTCGTGTATATCCTCACATGAGTTCGTTTCGATGCCTCCCCTCAACTGGCTGCATTCGAGTATACGCAAGCGTGTGTATTCGGTGCAGCCTCTTTTTCTCAAGGTGCCGCTATGAAGCGAGCATATTTTGCAGAGTTCTACATTAGACGAGGCGATGGATACGATAACGCTCTTGGCTCAGACAGCGTATACTACCTAGATGGCAGATGGTCTCTAGCTAATATGAAAGCTAAGGCCGCATACATCTGCAAACAGCGATCATTTGATGGATACCGCATCGCACGCGGCACACATACGCAGCCATTTTATTTAACTGCTGGTGTGTTGCCTGTATAGCCGCCGCTACTACCTGCGGCAGTGGCGTATACACATGTATACGGTGTCAATAGCGGTGCTCTTTGCCCATTGCTATTGACAGTGATTTCTAAATGTGATATAAAATACACATAACAACGACGGAACTAATACTAATAACGCATGTGTATTTATATATACATAGTGATGTATGTAATACAGCGCTGTGTATACATAAGTATACAAATAGGAGCGAGGCAATGGCAAGAATACGCGATGCAGTAAAAAGAGATGCACATGAAGCATTACAGCGTAAGTATGCCGATTTGTATCGCGATCTACATGCACGTGCTCCACATATGTCACTGCATGATTTCGAAGAGCAACGCAAAGCTCTCGACAAAGCTATGCGATATGAGATGGAAGAGATCGAACGATACAACGAGCGTGCTATCGACTCATATCAATACGTGATGAACCCTTCACCGCTACGACTTGCGTCGTGTGAAGACCTCATTCGTGAGGCACGAGATACGGACACGCACCCGTTGCATGATGCAGAAGTGCGTGATGATGCAACCTTCACCATGGGAGTGGATCACATGAATATCTTGAAGACGAAAGTTGTCGGCGTGAAGTTTCTCGGCAACGGCAACTCGGAAGCTGGCTCGTACGAGAAGCTGTATCACTATTTCACCGACGATCTGAGCATCCAGAAGGACGACTACTGCGTCGTCATCGGTGCGTCTGGTGCGCCGTGCATCGTCAAGGTGTACGAGGATGCAGTCATCAGCAAGCAGGCGACGAAGATGATCGTCGGCAAGGTCGATCTCACTGCATACAACGAGAAGATGAAGACGCTCGTTGCACGCACTGCTGCAATCAAGCGGCTCAAAGAGATCGAAGAAGAGCAGACGGTGCAGGAGAAGTACAAGCATCTCGCTGCGGCCAACGACGAAGCCAAGCAGCTTCTCGAAATGCTCGGCATGCTAAACGGCAACGGCAGCACGCAGATCGCCAGCAGCACAGATGATGGCAAGGTCATCGACGGCTGATCCTTCACAACACACGAACAATGGAACAAGACGATGAAACGTATCAAAGCTTTCATTCTCGGCATGATAGAGTTCCGCTCCGACTATACATGGACTGATCCTGCACGAGACGACAGCATTGTCGGCGATTATACTGCCTTAGATGCGTCGTATGATAGCGGGCGTGATCTCGCGCATCGACTGACGCTTCGTTATTTCGACGCCTAATCGTTCGCAACACAACGCAACATCAAGCAAGGGAACAGAGATCATGAAAACCGCTGAAGAACTTGGCCTGTCGCAAGAAGAATACAATGCATTGCTCAAGGTGCGTGCATTGCTCGACAGCACACCGACAGAACGTAAGGAGGTGCTGTTCGGTAATGAGCATGAGCGTCGTTGGACGGAAGAACTTAAGAATGACCCCAACAACCTCGATGCTGTTTCGTACTACGTCGATGAAGAAGAGTTGTCTGTGCTCGATGGCTTCGGCGGCTTCAACATGCAATATCAGTGTCGTGCAGAGAGCGTGCCAGACTCGCGCTACTATGATTGTGGCACCACTGCATGCATCGCTGGCTGGATGGGCGTCTTCATGTGGGACAAGCCGCCGGTTATTGGTGAGAAGCACATCGTATCCGCTGAAAATCAGGAGCGTATCACAAATTTCGTCAATGATTTTGACAAAGATAGAGGCACTCGCAGATATGCTGCTGTATGCGAGCTATTCTATCCGAGCGCAGTCAGCAGCTACAGCAGGATCACGCCACAGCATGCGGTGCAGGCTATCGACAGCATCCTCGAAACAGGAGAAGTTAATTGGCGTCATATCATGTATGATGATGAATGCTGGGATGATGAATGCTGGGATGAGGAAGATGAGTGATGGGCATGCATTTCGATCCCTTCCGCGGCAGCGGCGGCGAAGATATCTGGCAGTCTGCGTCGAACATCGTCAAGGCTGCGCGTCATCATTCGCAGCGCATGCTCGACATCAACGATGCAAAGATGCGACGCGATTGTGCAATCCCGCTCGATCCCGCGTCCACCACCGATGTCCGCATGCTGTCCATCGCATCGGCGTTCGGCCTTCAGCATGTCATGGTCACACGCACTTGTGACATGCTCGATAATCTGATCGACAAGCGCAATCCCGAAGCATTGCAGATGGTTGCATTGCTGGTGGATGAGGCATGGGATGCAGCTAAGCTCGACAGTCTGCTGCCTCCCAACTACATCAAGAAGAGGTGACACATGCTACAGCGCAACACGATTGTTGCGCAGACGGCGCACGAGCAACACGCTCGTGCGTCAGCTCTGCGTTTCGGCGACGTGAATTTCATGCGCCACAACTTCCCTGCGCTGTTTGCGCAATACCCACACCCGAAGATGAGTTCGCAGTATGGCTTCACTGACACTTATCACCTGCTCGAACATTTGCGCAATCGCGGGTATACACTTCGCACTGTGCAGCAGACAGGAAAAGGACAGTTTGGCAAAGTCCTTGTGCGCCTCACTCATCCTACTCTTGCCCGCACTAGCTCTGGTGCTGCTGAGATTGTAGTGATCGACAGTCATGATGGCACTGCAGCATTCCAGCTATGGATGGGCTATCTGCGCTTTGCATGCGCCAATGGAATGATCCTCGGCGAAGGCATCTTTCATGCGAAGTTCAAGCACACTGCTCCCGATTTGGTTGAGCAAGTGATCTTGGATCTCGATGACGCAACAGGCAGCAGCAGCTCTGCTCTCAAGACGATCGAACGCATGCAGCATCGAATTCTGCTGCCTCATGAAAAGCATCAGCTTGCGTCTGATGTTGTTTCTGGTAGATTTAACTATGACGAGGACATGGAAGCAAATCGCATACGGCGTGCTGCTGATGCTCTCGTTTCTACTCGTCGGCGCAGTGCTGATCTATCCGATGATCTCTTCACAGTGATGAATGTCGTGCAAGAGAATGCATTGCGAGGCAATATCATGTATACGCATGATGGACAAGTGACGAAGGTGCGCCCTGTCAACAGTATCTCGAAGGAGTTGGAAGTCAATCGCGCTGCATGGAA